CTGAAGTTGCAGAAGAAGTTGCACCAGTTGAATTAAGCGAAGAGCCAAAACCTATTTCATTTAACCCTGAAAATACAAGCAAAGTAGAACAAATTAAATTGGGGCAAAATCGCTCACGTTCTACAATGGATTCAATCCTTGAAAAATTAAACAAATTTTAATAACTAACTAAAAATCAATTAATTATGCCCACTACAACATCGATAACGACTACATATGCTGGCGAGAGTGCAGGTAAGTACATCGCTGCTGCACTTCTTTCTGCTCCAACCCTTGACAAAGGCGGTATCACTATCATGCCTAACGTCAAATTTAAGCAGGTAATTAAGCGTTTGGCTACAGATGGCATCATCAAGAACGCAACCTGTGACTATGACCCTACATCTACTATCACGCTGACCGAGAGGATTTTACAGCCAGAGAGCTTCCAAGTAAATTTGACTTTGTGCAAGGCAGATTTTCGCAGCGATTGGCAGGCTTTAGAGATGGGTTACTCTGCATTTGATACACTTCCTAAATCTTTTGCTGACTTCTTAATTGCTTATGCTGCTGAGAAAGTCGCTGGAGATATGGAGTCTGCAATTTGGACTGGTGTTAACGCAACCGCAGGTCAGTTCGCAGGTATCATGACACAATTGACTACTGATGCTAATCTTCCTTCTGCTCAAGAAGTTGCAGGCACTACAGTTACTGCTGCTAACGTAATCACCGAGCTTGGTAAAATCGTTGACGCTTGTCCTGCTGCTCTTTACGGAAAAGAAGACTTGAATATCTATGTATCTAACAATATCTACCGTGCTTACGTACGTGCATTAGGTGGCTTCGCTGCTGCAGGTGTAGGTGCTAACGGTTACGATAACAAAGGTACAAACCAAGTAATTGACGCACTTTACTTTGATGGTGTCAAAATTTTCATGGCGAACGGTCTTGCTTCTAACACTGCACTTTTGGCTCAAAAATCTAACTTGTATTTCGCGACAGGTCTATTAAATGACATGAATGAGGTACGCGTTTTGGATACTGCCGAATCTTTAGGAGACCAAAATGTCCGCGTAGTTATGCGCTTTACTGCAGATGCTAAATACGGTTTTGCTTCTGACGTTGTTACTTACGGAATCACAAACTCTGCTAACTAATATTAGCTACTACTAAATAATCGGGGAGGGGTATACGCTCCTCCCTTTTTTATAACATTTAAAATCTCAAAAATATGTGCGAAATAACAACAGGTAGACTCGAAGTATGCAAAGATGTAGTAGGAGGATTGGACGCAATTTATTTCATCAATTATGGTGATTACAACTCTGCAACTGACGTAACTTACGTTTCTACAACGGATACAATTGATGCAATTGCTAACGTAACTTCACTTTACAAATACCAATTGAAAGGTACAAACTCTTTTGACCAAGTAATCACAACTTCACGTGAGAACGGAACTTCATTTGTAGAGCAGACTTTGTCAGTGACTCTCAAAAAACAAGATGCCGCTACACACAAGACGGTTAAGTTATTGTCTTACGGACGTCCTAACGTAGTAATCAAAACACGTAACAACCAATTCTTCCTTGCAGGTTTGGAACACGGAATGGAATTAACAACTGCAAACGTGTCAAATGGTGTTGCGATGGGCGACATGGTTGGTTATACATTGACGTTTGTTGGCACTGAAAAAATACTTGCCAATCTACTTGATGCAACTTCTGAAGCAGGTTTAATTGGTGCAGGTAGCGTATTTGGTTCGACTACTACCATCGTTGCTTCTTAATCTTTTTTTCATAGCGTTAAAGGGCAGGCTTCGGTCTGCCTTTTTTATTTGGAAACAAATTGCCTAATTTGACTTGTATTAGTATGATAGTTTTAACTACATCTACATCAGCGCAGACGTTTTCGTTTATTCCGAGAGGTTCATTCAATACAATGATTCTTACGGATGACCAATCAAACACACCTGCAACTATTACAATCACCAGTTCAACACAAGGAGACTACGTAAACACGATTACTGCATCCTTCGCATTAAAAGAAGGACACTTCTACGACTTGGTTCTAAAACAAGGAACTGACATAGTATACAAAGACCGAATTTTTTGTACTGACCAAAACATCGTGAACTTCTCGGTAAATTCAGGTGAGTACGTTTCAAATACAACCGCAAATACATACATCGTATATGAGTAACATACACGTTTTAAATCTATCCGCTTACACTACTCCCGTTATTCAGGAGAGCAAGCGTGAGGCTTGGGTGGATTACGGAGAATCTAATGATGCCTACCAATTTTTGATTGATAGATACACGAACTCTACAACCAACAATGCCATCATAAACAACATCTCACGACTTATCTACGGCAAAGGGTTATCAGCTACGGATGCTAACCGCAAGCCTAACGAGTACGCTCAAATGATGACTTTGATGTCAAAGGAGTGTTTGCGTAAGATTGTTTTTGACCGCAAGTTATTTGGTCAGTTTGCTATTCAGGTCCACTACAACGATAAGCACGACAAGATTCTAAAGGCTTATCATATTCCTGTAAACTTGTTGCGTGCTGAAAAATGCAATAAAGACGGAGAGATTGAAGGATACTACTACTCGGACGATTGGACTGACATAAAGAAATACGTGCCTAAACGCTTCCCTGCATTTGGATATACAAACGAGAAGGTAGAAATACTATTCTCGAAGCCTTATGCCGTAGGAATGAAGTATTACGCTTATCCTGACTATCAGGGAGCAGTTCCATATGCACTTTTGGAAGAAGAAGTATCCGACTACCTAATCAACGAAGTACAAAACGGATTCAGCGGTACGAAAGTAGTCAACTTCAACAACGGAGTGCCTACATTAGAGCAGCAAGAAATCATCTCTGCGAAGGTTCTCGGTAAGTTGACTGGCTCTAAAGGTCAGAAAGTGATTGTAGCGTTCAATGACAATATGGATACTCGTACTACGGTTGAGGATAGCCCACTAAATGACGCACCTGAACACTACACGTATTTATCTGAAGAATGCTTGCGTAAGATTATGCTCGGACATAACGTTACTTCACCGCTTCTTTTTGGTGTTGCATCGTCTAACGGATTCTCTTCTAACGCTGATGAGCTTGAGAACTCTTTTATTCTCTTTAACAATATGGTGATTAAGCCTTTCCAAGAGGAGATAATTGATGCTTTAGATATGCTGCTCTCGTTTAACAACATTTCGCTAAACCTATTTTTTAAGACTCTAAAGCCGCTTGAATTTGTAGACTTAGAGAATGCAGTTACTCAAGAGCAGGTTGCTGAGGAAACAGGAACTGAGCTATCAAAACACGATGCTCTTGATAACGAGATTGCAGATGCACTAATCAACTTAGGAGAATCACCTGACGAAAGTTGGATTTTAATAGACGATGCAGCAGTTGACTATGACTTGGATGCCCAAGAGAACGAAATGCTCTCTAACGAGCTTAAACCATCACTATTAAGCAAGGTTTGGAACTTTGTAAGCACAGGTGATGACCGACCTAACATTACATCTAAGCAAGACAAGGTTATTGACGGTATTAAGTTTATCACTCGCTATGTTTATGCAGGTAAAACGACTGCTAAATCACGTTTGTTTTGCAGCAAGATGATTCAAGCTGGCAAGATATACCGAAAAGAGGATATTGATAAGATGGCTAACCAATCGGTCAATGCAGGATGGGGGCCTAAAGGAGCTTCTACTTACGACATTTGGTTGTACAAAGGTGGAGGCAATTGCAACCATAGATGGAATAAACAAGTCTATGCGACATTCTCCGGCAAGGCGTTGAATGTAGGCAGCAAAGAATTAAAACAAGTAGCAGTCCGCAAAGCAGAAAAACTCGGATACGTTGTGAAAAATAATGCTTTGGTATCTACCTTACCTACTGAGATGGACTACAACGGCTTTTTACCTACTAACCCAATTTACGGCAAGAAATAATGGCAACGGCACTACTAATCACTAGAGACGATATAGTTCGTTTTACCGCAGTCAACGGCAATGTAGATACTGACAAGTTCATTCAGTTCGTTAAGATTGCTCAAGACATCCATATACAAACCTACTTAGGTACAAAGCTACTCGAGAAGATTCAGACTTTAATCATCGCAGGAACGCTTACAGGTAACTACGAGTTGTTGACTGAGACGTATGTAAAGCCTATGTTGATACATTGGTCAATGGTTGAATACTTACCCTTTGCAGCTTACACAATTGCAAACAAGGGTGTTTACAAGCACTCTTCGGAGAACGCTGAGAACGTAGATAAAAACGAAGTAGATTTCTTGTTAGAGAAAGAGAGACAAATTGCCCAGCACTATACCGAGCGTTTTATCAGTTATATGAGTTTCAACCAAGACTTATTTCCTGAGTACAATCAAAACGTCAATCAAGATATGTACCCTGACACGACTAATAATTATACTTCTTGGTTTATATGAAAAAGAATCGTCCAAAGGGGTTGAAGTACACTCCTAAAAACACGAATGTAGAAAAATTAAGAATTTATTTAAGCAAACAAGAAAATGGCAAATAGCAACGGATGGGGAGATGGCGCAGGCAACAACGCAATAGGATGGGGTCAAGGCGCAAACAATGCAATCAGTTGGGGTAAATCACATTCTTTATCCGCAGCAGGGTTGACGGATATTGTAGGTATTACAACAGACGCAGACGCTCAGGCGTTCATTGCTGCTGCTGCGATTACAGACCCTACACAACAAGGTGCTATTGACACACTTGTTAAAGGTTTAAAGACTGACGGAGTATGGACAAAGATGAAAGCTATTTATCCGTTTGTTGGTGGAACTGCTACAGCTCACAAATGGAACTTAAAAGACCCTAGAGATTTAGACGCTGCTTTCCGATTAGTATTCAACGGAGGATGGACGCATTCAAGTACAGGTGCTACTCCTAATGGAACTAATGGTTATGCTGATACGAAGTTTAATGCGAATACAAACTTAACTAATGGCAATTTCCATTTATCGTTTTATTCTAGAACGAATAGTACATCAGGTTTATTTTCAGCAGAGATGCTATTGTTAAGCACTTATATGTCTTCAGGTTGGGTTAATTTAAGGACAAATAATAAACTTTCAGGAACTGCAGGTTTAAGTTTTGGAGATGATGCAACTGAAGGAGCTTACGCATCAAGCATAACTGCAGGTTTTATGGTAGGAACTGAAACATCTAATTCATTAAGAAAAGTATTTAAAAATAACTCATTATTAGTTCAGAATACTACAACTTCAACTACTGCAATAACAAGTTCAAATATTGCTTTATCAGGTTCTACAGTAAGTAACTATTCGGCCAATCAAACTGCATTCACTTCTATGGGAGATGGACTTACAGACACAGACGCAGCAAACCTATACACACGAGTTCAAGCATATCAAACCTCATTATCTAGAAACGTATGATAACCTACAACACAAAAGATACAACCGATATTGACGTAACAACCTTAGTAGGTTTGTTGACTGAAGTACAAAAAGACGAACTGATAGGAGTAGCTTACGCTCCTGACTCGTTTTACAATCCTATTCAAGACCTTAACGATAATTGGATTATTTCAGTAGAGGAGATTGCAAACACTATAAATCCTGCAACTGAGTGGGTAAAAGATTTGCCCTTGACTATCTACATTCCTAAACCAACACCATCACCGTTCTAATGAAAACTAAACTTACCTTATTTGTGTTTTCGTTGTTTACACTTATTGCACCTGTTAAACCAATGGTGCTAATGGCTATTGCTACAATCATTTTAGACATGGCTTTTGGCATTTGGAGAAGCGTAAAGAAAAACGGATGGGCTTCAATACGTTCACGTAGGTTGTCTAATACCATTTCTAAGAGCCTTTTGTATACTGGTGCGATAGTATTTATCTTTATGCTTGAAAAGTTTATCCTAGCGGATTTACTAGCCTACTTTATTTCAGTTGATTTATTGATGACTAAAGCATTTACTGCCTTCTGCGTATTTACGGAACTCAAGAGCATCAACGAAAACTACCACTCGGTAACTGGTGTTAATGTTTGGGAAAAATTCATGCAATTTGTTAAGCGTGGAAAAGAACAAGTAGATCAATTAAAGTGACCTCACTCTACTGCTCACTATCGGTGAACACGGAGAACCCCCCTGTGATACTGTTGCAGGGGTTTATTAATGTCCAGTAAATAGCGCAATAAACTTGACATTTGTACCTTTAAAAACAAGTTATGGAAATAATAGAAAAGTACATTAAGTTCGTAAAGAAGTGGGAAGGCGGTCTAAGCCGAGATAAAAACGATTCAGCTTCGTCTTTTCCTTGTCCTACACCTTACAACGATAAAACAGGATGGCACACCAACGCTGGCATTACATATGCTGCGTGGGTTCATTTCTACGGAAACGGTAAAGATGCTGATTTCTACCGTATGCCTTCTGATATGTGGTTCAAGATATTTAAAAAAGGATACTGGGATAGCGTGAAAGGTGATGCTTATAATTCACAAAACATTGCAGCATTTGTGACAGGCATGGCTTGGGGTTCAGGTCCTAAACAAGCAGGAATCTCTTTGCAACGAGTTCTAAATTTACTAGGTAAAAAAGTAGCAATAGACGGAATCATAGGAAATCAAACTATTTTAGCTGCTAACTCACTACCAGTTCGAGAACTGTTCGATGCTTTAGCTAAAGAGCGTGAGCGTTTCTTCTACGCTATTGGTGTTGGTAAAAATGCAAAATTCTTAAAAGGTTGGTTGAACCGATTGGAAGACTACAAAAAAACGTTTAGACCTTAAACATGAGAAGCTCACTACTTATTTTGTCGCTAATATCTACTATACTTGCGACATCTTGCTCAGTAAATTACCATGTGCGTAAAGCAATTAACAAGGGGTATCGTTGCGAGGAGGTAGCTGATACCTTTGTGATTAATTCGATAGACTCCATTCCGTACGTTTTAAGAGACTCAATTATGTGGGAAAGGGTATTAGTCCAAAAAGATACAATAGTGCGTTACAAGCGTTCCTACGTACCTAAAACAAGGTTTCAGGAGCGTATTGAATACAAACTAAAACGAGATACCCTGCGAATGATTGAAAAAGTAGAGGTTGTCAAATGGAAAACGGAGAAGCGTAAAAATCCTAAACCAAACATTTTATTACTAGTTTTAGGTTTTGTAGTGGGAATGTTTACGGCGTTCTTGCTGCGTAACTTTAAAAC